TTAGCGTAATTCAAACAGGTAGCCCTGGCCGCGGACCGTCGTGATCACATCCTGCGGGTACTGCGCCTGAATTTTCTTACGCAAACGCCCCATCAGCACATCAATAGTATGGCTCTCGCGCAGCTCCGCGTCCGGGTAGAGCTGGAGCATTAAGGAGTCTTTGCTCACAACCTTGCCACTGTTACGGATCAGCGTTTCCATGATGGTGTATTCGAATGCGGTCAGCTTGATCACTTCATTGTTAATCGAGAGCTCGCGTCGGGAGAGATCCACCTGGAAAGGCGGGATGGAGATAACCTGTGAAGCCAGCCCGCTGTTGCGGCGTAATAGCGCCTGCATTCGCGCAGCCACTTCTTCAATATGGAACGGCTTGGTGACGTAATCGTCCGCACCGGCGCTGAGCACTTCAACTTTGTCCTGCCAGCCTTCGCGGGCGGTCAGAACCAGCACCGGGAGAGAAACATCATGGCTGCGCCAGCGACGAATTAACGACAGACCGTCTTCATCAGGCAAGCCTAAATCGACAATGGCGATATCCGGCAGATGTTCATTGAGATAATAATCGGCTTCTTTTGCATCTTCAGCATCGTCCACCTGATGTCCCATCTCCTGAAGCTGAACCTTCAGGTGGTGGCGTAGCAATGCGTTATCCTCAACAACCAGTACGCGCATCATCTTTTCTCCCAGAATATGTAGTACGAATAGTTTAACGCTGATTATGGAGTTTGGAACCAGCGTCATGAAATTAAATGACTTTTTTAATGCTACCAATGCCTTGGGGGCGTCTTGGGGGCATTGCAGTCGGCATCTGATTGTTCAGCATGTTGACCTGATCCTGGTTCATATCTCCGATCCACTTCGAATAAACCTCGTACACCATACGCGCATCCTCATGGCCCATCTGGCTGGCGATAAAGGAAGGGTTAGCACCGGCCATTAGCGTCCAGCAGGCGTATGTGTGTCGGGACTGATAGGGATTTCTTTCACGTATCCCGGATAGTTTAGTGCCCCGGTTCCACCCATACGAAATCGAGTTCTTCGAAAAATATCGGTTCTTGCCTGACGTGCACCTCTCAGGAGAAAAAACGAAACGTAGATTTTGCGTTTCGGTTTTGCCAAGTTCCCGATGATGGAAGATGATTTGCTGCCTGGGACTATTGCCGGTAATTTCGTACTGCTCCTTCAACGCATCAAGGGCAGGCTTCAGCAGAGTGATCGTTCTTATCCCAGCATCAGTTTTAGGCGGCACAAACAACCCTTTATTCGTCAGGTTTCTGGATACGTGAATTTCACCTTTCTTCAGGTCAATATCCTCCCATGCCAGAGCACAAACCTCACCTGGCCTCATTCCTGTATGGACAGACACAATAATGATTAAAACCCACTTGCGAGGGAGGAGAGCAATTAACGCATGATACTCATGAAGTAAAAGCGGATCAGGATCTGCCTTTGATAGCTTGAGCCTCGATACTCCCTCATAAGGAGCGTGTAATATAAACTGGCTTCTGTTCGCAAGCTTCAGCATTTCTGATAAAACAGCCATCTGTTTATTGACTGTTGAAGGCGCGCGACCTTTTTTGCTCCGATTGGGCATCGAAGGATTAACAACCTCCCCAGTCAGTAGCTCTTTGCGGTAATTCAGAACATCAGCATGCTGAATATCAACCAGACGAGTGTTCTCGCCCACAACACGCTTAAGGGTATTAACCACAGAGACAATGGAATGCAATGTAGCTTCTGAGACCTCCAGCGCCTTAGTATCTATAAAAAATTCACATAGATCGTTGAACGTGCCGATTCGTTTAGTTGATGAGAATTTTTTAAGAGCCTTTGATTCAGGGAAGCGCGCCGCGTAATCGAACTGGCCGAACTGGATCTCACTCACGATGACGGCGCGAAGGTTTCCCGCCTTCTTGATGTTGCTGCTGTTAACCACCCAGCCACGGAGAACTTCGCGGCAGCGAATGCCGCGATAGGTAAACGTGATCCTGATTTTTCCGTTATGAAGCTCAACGCCAGTTGGAAAGTTCATCATGCTTCCTGAATAAATCTATTAATCAGCGGAAAGTTGTACCAGACCAAAGCGCGTTTGCTTTCTCCACCGGGTACCGCGGGTACTCGCTTAAAATGAACCCCTTCAATCCAGCTTCCGAGGCGATAAGCTTTTATTTGCCTGTCATCCAGCCCCGTTTTCTCAGTTAGCCTTCCCGCCACCATCCACTCTTCATCAAAAATGATTTGCGCCATGCTTAACTCCATGACGCCGCCACGATACCGCAGCGGCAGATAGTAAATTGATTGTCAAAAATCACCGACCAAGCCCGGGGAGGCATTGCAGATGTCTGGCTCTGGTCATTGCCGTGGCCACATAGCTTCGTGGCCTGTTAACAACCTCGACCGTAATTTTTCTCCCTTGGATCTTGATGGTGTAAAAAGTCTGTTTGTCGCTGCGGCCATGCTCGCCATATTTCTCAAAATGGCATTTAAGTGCGGCGGCGCATGCTGGCCCGCCGATACGGTCCCCCTTGCTACGGTTAATCAGACGCACAGGAGTCTTCCAGATGGTTGATCACGCTACGGGCAAGGCCGGATGCCATAGCCGGTAATTCCTCGTACTGATTGCAATATGCCGGGTTGGAACATAAGCCCTGCAGCGCTGCGATCGTTAGCTGTTGCAGGTATGAGGGTGACGTCCACCGATCGTGTTCCTCAGGTTCTGGTGCAGCCGCCTTTTGAGGTTTTGCTTTGACAGCTGGTGGAGCGAGCACTACCGGTTTCGGTACTTCAGGGCGCCGGTATTCCACAATCGCATCAAGCGCTATTTTCTGACGAACGCTGATATCGTCAGACCACTGTTCAAGAATCGTAGTAGCAACGTCTTGTACTTCTTCATCACTGAAATAAGGCGACAGAGAGAATTCAGTTGTGGTGATATCTGCAATCAGTAACGGGAAAATATGCTCGATGTCTTTACCCGTGGTGGCGGTGAGAGTTTCGATATCATCCTGGTCACCAATGTTTGTGCGCCCGGACATCAGCTCGTTTAATGCATGGGCGATTTCAATCTCGCGATCATTAAGCGCGGGAGGCACTTCCTGTTTTTCGACTTCATTTGAGGAGGTGGTGTTTATCAGGGCATCAACTGAGAAGACTCCGCCGCCCAGATTCTCCACCCGCGGCTGATCACCAACCTGCTTTTCAGGTGTGGGGGCCTGAGCGAATGCCTCGTTGAGTTCTTTGTCGAGTTGCGCTGCTTTTCCAGGGCAAACTGATGGTGGCAAAGTTTCGCCAGATACAGTCGGTTTGGCTTCATCATTTTCGATTTCCTCAGGGTTAGCGCGCGGTTTTGGGCGGCAAGCCTTATCAACCGTTTTCTGATCAGGGTGCGCGTGGTCAGATTCAACCAACTCGCGATTGATGTACTCACGCAAGGCGACGGGATCCATCCAGAGGTCTTCCTGAGCAGATTTAATCAGGGCGATAATGGCTGCGCGAGAATAGTCCAGAATGCCTGGGGTGCCGCGCAGCTTTTTCCACCAGGCTGTGAAGCGGGTGTCCTGCTCAGCTTCGGCCATGGCCTTAGCGGGAATGAAAAACTTGTTTGGAATTGAGTAAATATCGATTTCGTCGAAGGTACTTAGAATCGCAACAGCAACCTCTATCTTGAGCGTAGAGAGGTTGTGTACCAGATCCGGGCTTCGGTCTGTCTTATTTCCCCCGCCCAAAGTGGAGCCAGTGTCTGTGAGGTTTTCTTCGGTGGTAGTACGAACAGTTTGAGGACGCTTATCTATCGGGGTATCGATCCATTTAGCGATCTGCTTTTTGATATCCGGCCACTGTGCAGAATCTTTTGTGTTCTCAAGTACCCATGCGAGCAGCTGCTCCTGCCGTTCCGGCGCCAGCGCCAGCGCGCGGGTCTCTTTCGCCAGTGCCTCTGCCAGTTCTCGGGTAAAGCTACCAGCATCATCGTTAATCAGGTCTACGATCTGGCCGTACTGCGCCGTAGTGATTCCAGGGACCGGTCCGAACAGTGCCAGACAAGCTGCTCGCGATGCCAGATCGAGCTGCGCAACGGTTTTAATTTCTTCCTGTGCCTTGTTGTCCTCCCAGTCTGCTTTTTCATCGGTTTCTGGCTGTGGCGCCGCAGCTGGCTCACCTGCGTTCACATTCCATATAGCAACGGTATCGAAAAATTCAGGTGAGAAAACATCAAGCTCAGGGCAGGGTAAACCTTCTCGGTGTTCCCAGATTTTCACTTTGAAGAAATCATCAATGTGTTCCGGGTGTTCAGCTGCCAGCTTGCCAAAAATAACGGCTTCAGCTATAGCTTTTGTGGTCGCATTAACAGCAGTGGCAAGGGGTTTTAAATCCGGATATTTTTTTAATGCTTTATCTTTAGGGAAATAAGCACCGCCGAAAACTTTTAATTCAATAGACATGATTACCTCTATAATTTTAGGAGAATGAACTTTAGCGATGTTGTTTTCGAATAACGCGCTTTACATTTTTTAACGCGTTACGCCTTTCTCTATTTTCATTGCATTGCTCACATAAATAAATCGTGCGCTTAAAGGGGTATATGTCTGTTTTCCTTTCGTGCATTTTCGATTTTTTATATTCGTGGCAGCAAACAGCGCAATGACAAATGGTGTCATCCATATCAGTTCAGATATTGGCGTTTGTGGTCGTAATAGGACATGTAACAGGCGTTCTGTGCTTCTGCAAAATTAACAGCCAGCAAGCTAATATGCTTAACTGCGCAAACTGGGCAATGAAATTCACCGAGCACGTAGCCACCGTCAAGCACGACGGTTACAGGACCTGATGAAGGCAAATGAACTACACCTGAAATGGTACCGTTAATATTGAAGGTGGCAATTTCTTTATTTACGATAACAAGATTCAGCTCAACGGTTGTAACGCTCACTTTCATTTTTAACTCCTTGACTCAGGATGTGAGAATCCCTGCCGTTTAAGGCATAGGTTTTAAATTGAGAAAATTAAATTGCTTTTAAACTATTACGCCATTCCTGGTGAGGTTGGCGATGCACAACGAAATTTCTGTATTTCCGTAATACTTTCCAGGCGGCATGGCAGCCAGCAACATCACGAAGAAATACTGAAGTGACGAGTTTTCCCTGTGCCCAGGCAATTTGTTGTTCCGGTGTTAATTGTGTCTTATCCATATATGAACACTCCACTGGCTTACGCCACATTCAAGAAACTGCCTGGACGAACTCGGAAAAGCTCAGTGCTTCTTCACCCTCCGCCAGACTGTTGAAATACTCTTCGTATGCTTTTTCCATCTCGAACCCCTGTTTGCTGCTTTGCTTGGCTAATCACCCTTATCGCCGGGTAGGCGGAACGTTTACTGATTACTGCTGTTAAGTTTTGATAACGAATATTGTTATTTAAACCTAACAAAACGTCAAGGGTGAATTTCGCAAAACCTAACAACAGGATCGTGAAAAACACAAAAAGGCCGCTATTGAAGCGGCCTGGCGTGAAGAAAAATTATTTGATATCGAGGTTTTTGAGGATCTGCAGGATTTCTTCTTTGCTTTTGGTTTTTATCAGGTCGTTGAACGTTTCATCGTAGTCTTTGACCTTGTCCCGCAAATTGATGATGTGTTGTTCTTTCTCAGCGTTGGGGAGTTTTTCAAACAGTTCCAGAAGCTGAATCTGTTGCGGTGAAAGCATCCGATGCGATTCTGCTGGGGCTGGTTCGTATCCGTCATCGCCTTTAATGATCCAGCCAGGTTCAACGCCAAGAGCCGCAGCTAACTTGAAGAGATTATCGCCCCTTGGAGAGGTTTCATCACGTTCCCACTGAGAGATTGTGACATGAGCAACCCCAGCCTGTTTGCCTAGGCTGCGCTGGGTATATTTCAAAGCAGAGCGCCGCTCTTTTATACGCTGACCGATCGTTTTCATAGTTCGGAAATCCTAACGCGCATTGACTCTTGTTTCCTTAACATATAAAGTTAGGAAAACTTACCAAGGAGGACAAAATGAAAACCGAAGATGTAATCAAACACTTTGGGAAAAAAGCCAACGTGGCGAGGGCTCTCAACATCGCTCGATCCTCTGTGAGTGAGTGGGGGGAGTTAGTACCTGAACGACGCGCCGCTCGACTGGAAAAATTAACGGGTGGTGCATTGAAGTACGACTCAGTTTTGTATGAGCACAAGATTAACCTCAATGCCCCTAAGGAGTCTGACTGATGGAAATCAAAAAGCTGGCATGCGAGCTGGAGTCCTGGGCGCAGGAAAAGGGCTGGAAGACGGTCACGCAGCTGATAACCCCGCATCACTTTGGCGATCTGCTTCAGTCACTTGATGACGTATCGGATCCGGACGAGTACGCGCGCCGTTTGCACAACAACAAGCAGATTATTCAACGTGCTTTCCGCAACGATACGCCTAACTACCTGAAACAGGCAGAAGCGCTGAGCTATGCCATCCGTACCGCCATTGATAACGAACTGGCGCAGAAGGACTGCATGCACTACCGGGCGGCCAGGGTTAACAAAGAGTGTATCGAAGCCACCAATGCGGTCTTCACCGGCAAGCCGCAACCGATAATCCGGCGAGAGACCTTGGAAGCCATCGACGCGCTGGCGCAGCTGGTCGGCGTCAAAGTGAAGCTTGTTTCGACTTGTTCGAACGCAGTCTAGTTCAGTTGTATCGAGGTGTTCTATGAGCATGGAACTGATGGTTCAGGCGATGAAGGTCAAAGTAGGAAACCCGCTGCGCAAGCTGGTTCTCCTCAAGTTGGCTGATAACGCCAGCGACCAGGGCGAGTGCTGGCCGAGTTATCAGCATATAGCTGATCAGTGCGAGATCAGCCGTCGTTCAGTCATGAATCATGTTGCCGCACTTTGCGAGTCTGGACTGATGCGAAAAGAGACAAGATCGGGACCGAAAGGCAATGGCAGCAATTTCTACCGGCTAACCCTGAGCGGTGCAAACCCCAGTGCGAAGTTAGTGAATGAGATTCACCAGGGTAGTGAAGCAAATTCACCAGGGGGTAGTGCAGGAGATTCACCAGATGGTGCACCACATTCACCAGGGGGTAGTGAAGGAGATTCACCCAGAATCAGTCACTCTTTTGAACCAGTCAAAGAACCTTTAAATCCTTCTTGCCCGGACGCTTCGCTATCGGACGGAAAAATGACAAATGCTGAATTTTTGAAACGTCATCCGGAGGCTGTGGTTTGTAGCTCAGCGAAACGCCAGTGGGGCAGCCAGGAAGATTTAACCTGTGCGGAATGGATCTGGAAGCGCGTGCTGAAACTTTACGAGGAAGCCGCGACCTATGACGGCGAAGTGGTTCGTCCAAAAGAGCCGAACTGGACGGCCTGGGCAAATGATGTCCGACTGATGCGAACGCTTGATGGTCGAACTCACAAACAGATTTGCGAAATGTTTAAGCGAGTTCAAAGCAATACCTTCTGGGTGCGCCAGGTTAAATCTCCGGCCAAACTCCGCGAAAAATGGGATGACCTGGTTATCCGCTTAGCTTCACCGGGGGCAGGGCAGTATCAGGCTGGTGGACGGGACATCAACCAGATTTCCCGTCCGGACAACTCCGTTCCGCCAGGATTCAGGGGGTAAGCATGCAAAACGCAGGTTCGGTTCTCGAGCGCCTTCGCCGTGTGATTCCGGCAGGTGTTGAACCAAAATTCAAAAGCGCCGCAGAGCTGATGGCCTGGCAACGGGAGGAAGGGCAAAAGCGCGCCGCTGAAGTGGACAAAATTAACAAACAGGCGCGGGCAGAGAAAATTTTCGGGCGGTCCGGGATCCAAAATCTGCACCGCAGTTGCAGCTTTGCGAATTACAAGGTGAACAGCGACGAACAGCGTCACGCGTTGAGTATGGCAAAAAGCTATGCACAGAATTTTGGGATCGGCTTTGCCAGTTTCGTTTTTGCTGGGAAGCCCGGCACCGGTAAAAACCACCTTTCGGCGGCCATCGGCAATTACCTGCTGAAGCAGGGGAGAACGGTTCTTATCGTGACTGTGCCCGATCTTACTCTGCGGGCCCGTGCCTGCTATGACGAAGGACAGTCTGAGGCCGCGCTGCTGGATGACCTCTGCAAAGTGGATTTGCTGGTGCTTGATGAAGTCGGCATTCAGCGGGACAGTCGCGGCGAGAAAGTTTTATTGAACCAGATTATCGATCGCCGGCTTGCGGCCATGCGACCAGTGGGGGTTCTGACCAACCTTAACTACGACGCGCTGGTTGAGACTCTGGGGGCAAGGGTGATTGATCGCTTGCGCATGGATAACGGCATTTGGGTGAATTTTGACTGGGAGAGCTATCGCGGAAACGTTAGCGACCTGAGATCTGTTAAGTGAATTTTGAGGATAAAATTATGGAAACTATTTTAGACGCACTGAAAGCAATGGGCAAAGCTACTTACCGTGAGGTTGCAGCGCGCCTGGATATCGAGCCTGTGGAAGCGCTGAACATGCTGCGCGAACAGAAAGAGCAGGGTTTATGTGATTTCTTCGATGGAGCCTGGTCAGTCGGTACCGCAAAAGAACAGGCAAAGCAGCGAGCTGTCGCGCCAGTGAATAATGCACCACGCCTGAAAGGTGAGGAACCGGCTCCTGTTGCTGCTGATATGATCCGCCGACTGCTCCGAGATAATAGCGCAATGACCACAGCGGCGTTGGCTGGCGCAGTTCAGCGTAACGCTCGCGGAATGGTCTCAGTGATGCTGGCATTTGAGCGTCAGGGGGTTGTCGTCAAGAACGGGCAGGGGAAGGGTGTAACATGGTCTCTTCCTGAAACCGAACCTGTTGCAACTGATACGGCTAGGTATGCAAAGCCAGGAAAAACGACCGAAGAAATCATCCAAACCATACCTGCATTTACTGCAAGACCAAATGATCTAATTGTCCCGTCGCCCCGATTTATCTCAGCAGAAATCCGTCGTACAAAGGCAAAGCTGACAAATCTAAAACGACTTCAGGATGCCGTTCGCCAGTTGCGCCGCCATAAAAATCTACTGGAGTTACTGACCGATTAATAAAAAAGATAATAAAGATTTTTAGTAAGAAAGAGCATTTGAATCACAAACTTAACCTTATAATAAATGTTGGTGTTCATCAAAATATGTTAAATGATAATTTTATTATATAACTTATAATAGTAGAAAATAATACCAATGAAATAACTTACCTAATTCTCGCCAGATTGTGCCTACGAATCAATTATCCTTACATTAATGGAGATGAAATAAGCCCTCTATTGGAGAGGGCTTAACACTTAAGGTAAATAGTTTTATATTAATTTTTTTATTATAGGGACATAACCTCTTTCACTTTACCTTGATTTTCGAAAAAGCGAGGCATGTGGCTTGTTGCATAATTATCATCTATATGAGATTTTATTTTCTTGAAGGTCTCGAAGATAAATGGTTTCAGGTCTGGGATGCTATCATTATGAATAACTGAGTTTTTCTCAATTAATTTTCGATATTTATTCATAACTAAAGAAATGAAAATGTACTTACCATGAATAACAATCTTTTCGTCGCGCTTTGTTTTTCTGTTTTTTTCCATGGAGCTAAGTACTTCATTCGCGGAGCGATAAATGTTTACCGTATTGATTAACATTACACAATGAACACTAGGATTAAACACCGCCTTATATAGTGGGCTAGTTATAGATTCAAAAAAACGTCCTCTATTTGATTTCAATAACGCCATATATCGAGGTGAGTTTAAATTGCAAACCAATGCAGAAAGTGCATCTTCTATTGTTATGATATTAACACTAGGGGATTTAATTGAATCTTGCTCACTTCTCTTGATTTCATAAACATATGGCTCTTCAAAAGAGAAAGACCTCTTCAACTCTATCTGGAACGGGTCCTTTGAGATGAAATCTCTAGCTGTAACTTTATTCTGGCTGTTGTTAGCTATGGTTATTGAAAGAGCGATATCTAATCCTCTACCATCTTCATTGCCATAGTCTTCAACTTTGATAAAACGGCAAGGCAATTTTACTTCAGCCAACTGATCTAAGGTGACTTCATTAGCCAAATAGGCTTTGCCAATAGTGCTAATAGTTTGAGCACCGTTAATTACATTCACATTAACTAAGTCAAATCCACCGCTCTCTCGCCTTGCTTTACCATTTCTCATTTTTGGAGTAATAGAATTAACTAATATAGTTACTCCATTATTAAAATAGTAGAACATTTCGGGACTGTCTATCAGTGTTTTCTTTATACCTTGGTTTACATCGGATAATTCACCTAATCCTCCTCGAATATTGTCTTCTAAAAGTAGATCGCCATAGGTTGCCCACCAACTAGCGACCTGATCACCAGTAATCAACCCATGAACAGCTTTCAAAGGTTCTTCTGTTACTCCATATTGAAAAATCTCAACATCAGATATATCAATATTTCCAAGAGATCTTCTACTCAAATAGTCTTTTATTTTACTTAAAGGTAGGGTCTGAATATCAATATAATCACCATCAAGATCAAAGTTAAACTCTTCCTTTCGTTGTATAATTTGTCTTTGAACATCCTCTGATAATTCATCTCTTCCACTATAAGCAAAAACAAAAAAGTATTTGTAGGAATTGTCATAGGCAATTTCTAGTGATTCTGAGAATCTTTTAAATCTTTCGTTGAAGAGATTATATTCCTCCATCAGTACATCTCTGCATGATGTTAAATAATCCGCCATATCTTGTCTGGATATTGAGCCGTTTCCAGATTGGTCAAATTTCGACTGGACTATAGTTACTTGTTTTTTATCGTGATTGACATAAACAGCATCTATACATCTATCATCGCTGCCATCGCATACTGAATCAGAACAAACATCCTCACTTAGTTCTGGATTTAATACATTTATAGCTAATGCGGCTATTGCTCTTGAGACTTTGACTACCTCTTTTGATTCTTCACTTCCACCTACATTATCCATATTTATGAATTCACCATATCTGGATAGTAATCTTTTCTTTATACCTGAAATGGTTATTTCTCTTACTCCAGCCATGGCTCAAATCCTCTTACATTGAAGGTATGTGTAAAAAATTATCATATAATCAAGTGATAGATAATTATACGGCAGAATGTGACCGTTGTGTCTATCCTAGAATTGGTAGATTTAAACCCATACTTTAACATGTTAGTTATTATGTAATCTACATAAGTAGATGTTTTTTAACTTGATATGCTTGGCCTTAAGGATCTTCATCCATGTTACCGTAGAAGAGCTTTCCAATCTTGATAAGTGGTCTGCCTTGAGATTTACGATGCTGGTTGGTGTCACGAAGAGAGTACACACAGCCACAATATTCTTGCTGGTAGAACTGCTCCCGTTTACTGATCTCAATCATGCGCGCGGAGCCACCTTGTTTGCGCCAGTTGTAGTCCCAGTAAACCATTCCCGGATAGTGCGCAGCAGCTCTTTGCCCACAATCATTGATTTGCTGCATGTTCTTCCATCTTGAGATCCCCAGCGAACTACTGATAACACTAAACCCATTTTCAGCGGCGTAGAGGGCGGTCCGTTCGAAACGCATATCGAAGCACATTGTGCAGCGGATACCGCGCTCTGGCTCCCATTCCATCCCCTTAGCTCGTTCAAACCAGTTATCAGTGTCGTAGTCAGCGTCAACAAAGGGTACGCCGTGTTTCTCAGCAAAACGAATGTTCTCCTCCTTACGAATGAGATATTCCTTCTGCGGATGAATATTCGGATTGTAGAAGAATACGGTGTATTCGATACCTGATGCCTGAATAGCTTCCATAACCTCACCTGAGCAGGGAGCACAACATGAGTGCAGCAATAACTTGTTGGCACCGCCCGGGAGTTCAAGTTGGGGTCTTTCAGTTTTAGTGGTCATCATTAGCACTTATTTTTGAAGATAAAATACCTGCTGCAATAGTAGCATTGAAAGGGCGGTAGAAAAAAATGCATGTCACTCAGTATGTGAAGAAACCTATCTAGTTATTGCTGTTGGATATGGAGTGCAGAAAAGGCACTTCTTGCGCATCTTCGATGGTTAGAGCCCTGCTAAGCGTCTTACTGACCCAGGTCTATGTATCGCGTTAAGATGATGATATTTCTGATGATACATAAATCCTCCTGTCTGATTTCTTTTTAAACAGTTAGTTTTCCCTATTGGCATTTCGTGCGGTTATGACGTTGATCAAACTTATGCATCGGTGTACTGTATAAATATACAGTTATCGTGCGAGGGGGAGAAATCATGGATTTTCCATCACCAGCAGCAGATTACACAGAGCAGTCACTCAGTATTACCATCATCTGTGGCTATGACGCCAATTGCCGCACACTAGAAACGTCGGCTGGTTATGCGATCGTTAACGTTGCCAAATAACCTTCCGTGGGTGACTCGGTACTGATTTCCTTCTGCGGAAAAATGGACATTGTGACAGTTCAGGGAAAAGCACTCATCACACAGGAGGGAGAGGCCATTGAAGGTGATTCACTGGACGATGCGAAGGTAATCGGGGTTGTCACATTCCTTCTGAACCGTGTTTCAGTGACTGATAACTTACCGGTTATTTAGGAAGCCTGGTCTGTTCCCTGGTGTTTGAATGCCGATCGGTTAGACAGAACAATTAAACGAAATTGCTCTTTCTAACCTATTAGACGTCTGGTTAGCGGAACCATTAATGAAATCAGCATGCAGGGAGAAAAGGACCGCCCCCGCAAGGGGAAATCCATTTTAGGGATGTGCCCATGAAATTGAATGAATTTGCCGCCGGTCTCACCAAAGACGGACTGCTTGTTTTATGTCTTAACGATGGTGAAATCACCGATTACCTGGTGACCAGTAATGCCTTGCGCACACTGATTCGCCGGGAAGGTGATAGGCTTTCATCCCAGGTTCTGGGTGATGAAGACCGGGTTGTAAACCTAAACTCCTTGCGAGAGGACCTTAAGGTTCTCAAGCCGTAAGTGTTGATTTATAATAATCAAACGGGCTGAACACCCTCTGATTACTGCGCCAGCCTGAGGAATCAAAATGGCGCAGAGCATTACCCCAAACATCTTTCACCGCTCATTTAAGTGCGGTGTTTCTGCTTTTGCTGGTGGTCCAGCATGAAGAAAGCAGATAGCCTCCATCTTTCGCGTGTGGCCGCACTGGGCTGCATCGTGTGCAGAAATCAGAGCCTGGGCGAAACGCCTGCGGAAATCCACCATATCCGAACCGGGCAGGGCACAAGCCAGCGCGCTGACCATCGAAAATCAATCCCTCTCTGCCATATGCATCATCGCAACGGCGGTTAACTATGATCCGATAACCCGAACCTATTCTGGCTCATGGTCCGGTGGGTTTAAAATGGTCTGGTCCAATAACCCCGCCTGGATATTTTATGATCTGGTTCTGGATGAAATTTACGGCATGGGCACGCGCGTGGATGCATCCATGGTGGATAAGTGGGCGCTGTACTCAATAGCCCAGTATTGCGACGAAATGGTTTCCGACGGTGCCGGTGGCACCGAACCGCGTTTCACCTGCAACGTTTTCATTCAGAGCCAGCAGGACGCCTGGCAGGTACTTAACGATCTCGCCGCGGTATTTCGTGGCATAACGTTCTGGGGCAACGATCAGATTTATGTCCAGGCAGACGTCCCGCAGGACGATGTTGACTGGGTTTATAACGCCTCAAACGTTATCGATGGGCTGTTTACTTATGCGGGCGGCTCATACAAGAATCGCTACAGCTCCTGCCTGGTGTCCTGGTCCGATCCGCAAAACCATTACAGCGATACCGTTGAGGGGGTCTACGATTCGGCGCTTGTAGAGCGTTATGACGTCCGGCAGACGTCCCTGACCGCAATCGGCTGCACCTCGCAAAGTGAAGCGCACCGGCGCGGGCGCTGGGTACTACTCTCCAATGCCAAAGACGGTACCGTATCATTTGGCGTGGGGCTGGATGGCTACATCCCGCTGCCTGCTGAAATTATCGGTGTCGCCGATCCTTTCCGTTCCGGCAAGGAGAACGGGGGACGCATCAGGGCGGTCAATGGCCGCCAGATTACGTTGGATCGAGAAATAGACTACGCGGCGAAAGACCGGCTGGTGGTTAACCTGCCTGACGGAAAAGCCCAGACGCGCACAATCAGCGCGGTGAGCGCAGATAAAAAAACGGTGACGGTGGCCACCGCATTTAGTCAGGCAACTGTGGCGGGTGCTGTCTGGGCGATAGACAGTGATAACCTCGCAATACAGTATTTCCGGGTCACTTCAATTGCGGCTAACGACGACAGCACAGGCGGTTTCACTATTACGGCCGTTCAGCACGATCCAAACAAATACCGTTACATCGATGACGGCGTTCGGGTCGAGTCGCCCCCGATCACCGTCACGCCGATAAGCATCCTGTCAGCGCCGAAGAATATCGTGGTGACTGAGAGCGATCATGTTTCACAGGGCCTGACGGTAGCAAGCCTGGACGTGTCATGGAATAAGGTAGAGGGCGCAATCCGGTACGTTGCCCAGTGGCGTAAGGACAACGGGGACTGGATAAACGTTCCGGTTACCAGCGCGCAGGGTTTCTCGGTTCAGGGCATTTATTCGGGCAGCTATGACGTTCGCGTCCGGGCGCTGAATGCGCAGGATACGTCGTCACCATGGGGATACGGTGAAACAACTTATCTCTCCGGTAAAACGGGAAAACCGGGTACTCCGCTCAACTTCCTGGCGACCGAAGATGTGGTCTGGCATATCGACCTGACATGGAAATTTCCGGATGGATCTGGCGACACGGCCTATACAGAGATTCAGCGCGCCACAACTGCCGACTACGCCAATCCTGAACTGCTGGTCCTGGTGCCGTACCCGGCTGCAGATTATCAGCATGGCCCCATGCCTGCCGGCGTTCGCCAGTGGTACCGCGCACGCCTGATTGACCGTATCGGTAACGCCGGGGACTGGACCAACTGGGTCATGGGCACGTCCTCGATAGATGTCAGCGAAATAACCAATGACATTCTGGAGGATATGAAAGAGTCGGAAACGTTCAAAGACCTGCTTGAGAACGCAGTGGACAGCAATGAAAAAATTGCTGGCATGGCTGACGATATCAAACAGGCCAACGACGAACTGGAGCAGCAGGCGAAGGACATCGCCAAAAATGCCCAGGACGTCGGGAAGGTTCAGACCAGTGTTAATGAGCTTTCCAGTACGGTCGGGAATGTTTCGTCTTCACTCAGTCAGCTTGAGCAGACCGTTGCGACGGCTGATACCGCGCTGGGCCAGCGAATCGACAGCATCAGTGTGTCTATGGACGGCATGACGGGCGGGGTCAAGAACTCAGCCATTGCCATTATCCAGAACGGGCTGGCGCAGGTCGCCACACGCAAAAGGCTATCCGCAACGGTCGCCGGTAACAGCGCGCAGCTGGACCGTATTGATGACGTCATCGTTAACGAGAAGGAGGCAACGGCGCGCTCGCTGCTGAGCCTGCAGACGGACGTCAACGGCAACAAGGCATCCATCAATAGCCTGAATCAGACGTTCTCTGATTACCAGCAGGCAACGGCCACGCAGATAAACAGCATCACAGCGACAGTCAATGGACACACTGCAGCGATCACAACCAACGCGCAGGCCATTGCCAACGTGAATGGTGACCTGGAAGCGATGTACAGTATCAAAGTCGGGTTATCGAGCAATGGTCAGTATTACGCGGCAGGGATGGGGATTGGGGTTGAGAATACACCCGGTGGCATGCAGTCGCAGGTTATCTTCCTGGCTGATCGCTTCGCCGTCACCACGGCAGCCGGTAACAGCGTGGCTTTGCCATTCGTGATCCAGAACGGGCAGACATTCATCCGCGCCAGCTTCATCCAGGACGGCACCATTGGGAATGCCAAAATCGGCAACTATATCCAGTCGAATAACTATGTGGCTGGCTCAGCAGGGTGGAAGCTTGATAAGGGAGGAACGTTCGAAATTAACGGCGTTGCCGGGGGCGGGAGGATGCTGATAACCAGCACTCTCATTCGTATCTATGACAGCAATAACGTGCTGCGTGTCAGAATGGGGTTATGGTAATGCCACAGGGCTTGCAGTGCTGGGATAGTGCAGGGCGGGTTGCGGTTGATTTAAGCGATTATGCGATCCGGTATATCGGAAGCACCTCTGTAACATTTGCCGCGGGAGATACGTCGAAAAACGTTTCTTTCGGCGGAATAACACAGGACGGCTCATTTATTTCGATTGTGTCTACTGGCGTTACGGTCAATGAATACCACTGCCGGGCTTATAACGGCGGTTTTACTGCTTACTATTTGCCGACAACCGGAAGCCCTGCGATAACACTCAATGTGGAGGTTTATAACTTTCAATGAGCGGATTCGAAGTTTATAACAGCGATGGAAAACTGCTGGTGGACTCACAAAACAGGTCCACCCTTTTTTATGACCAGCGGGCACTCGGAGCTGTTGAGAGTAAAGGTTATTACCAGGTAGATAGCCCGTTTGGTAATGGCAGCACACTGGGTTTTACACCGCAGCAATTCTGGAATGACGGCAGATTGCGATGGCTGCAGTTGGGTACAAACAGGTACGGTATGCCAGGTGCAGACCTGCTTGAAGATAATGCGGGGAGTATGATCCGGACTGCACGTAATATTGGAATGCAGAGCGGTTATCTTGACGTTTTTGACAGCGGAGGGAATCTCATATGGAGCGCAGCTTCCGCATCGAAAATGCCCCGTGTAGTCGGGTTCTTTGATGTGCCAGCGAACTATGACCTGCAGAACAATACGCTTTCGGTGAGCCTGAGCTTTAACCCCTGGATTCTGGTAAATAATTGCCCGGGCAATCTTAGCGATGATGGAACCGTTACGGGCTATTCAGGGATAGTGCTCAAATGGACGGGCTCACAGCTGCAGGGGCGGTACATTTCAAAGAATCAGCGCAGCTGGAGCCAGACATTTCAGGGTAGGGGATTACGAATCCCCATTGCTCAGTTTGTCGGTATTTGACTCAGGGGGAACGCGAGGATACTGCGTGGCAATCATGTTTTGTCTCACGCCTTTCGCTGCGTTGAAGCGATAAACAACATCCAGTTTATCGGTTTTTTTATAGCAAATATTACTGAGCCGCTTATTTACATGGCGGCTAAATATTCCATTGCTGCTGTCAGAAATAACCGTCATTTCTCGCGTAGCGCAGTCAATATTCACGTGAATATCACCGCCCAATGATAAACGGGCAGCGTCAACCGGATAATCCATTCTGAATGCGTTGTCTGTGTGTTTACTGGAACAGCCAGCCAGCAGCAAAAATACTGCAGCAAATAATCGTTTCATTTCTACATTCCTGTAAATGCGGGAATATCCATTTTATTAGAGTTTAAAAAATAGTCAGATTGATATGAGCGATCAATTTTACATGATTGATCGTTTCAAACGATCGTTATTATCGTGAGGTAGTTCATGCTTTATAACACTGGCACTATCGCTATTAACGGAAATACCGCAACCGGCACTGGCACAAACTGGACGGCACCGGCCAGCCAGGTACGCGCTGGCCAGACGATTATCGTCATGTCTAACCCGGTCCAGATGTTCCAGATTTCATCCGTAAACAGCGCCACATCGATGACGGTTACGCCAGCTGCTTCCCCGGCGCTGAGCGGCCAGAAATACGGCATTCTGGTATCAGACAATATCTCTGTCGATGGCCTGGCGCAGGCGATGTCTCAGCTCATTAACGAGTATGACGAGAATATCGGTGCGTGGGAGACCTTCGCTACCACATCAGCAAATCAGAGCATCACCGTAACCATCAACGGCACGCCAGTAACCATACCCGGCATCGGTAAACTGGCGCAGAAAGGGAGTAACGGTGCGCTGGCTGTTGCTGACGGCGGTACCGGTGCAACGAAGGAAGAAGACGCTCGCACAAACCTCGGTTTGGGAAGTAGCGCCACGCTGGATGCAGGTACAGCTGCCGGGAATGTCATGCATGTAGGAGCATTCGGGTTGCCAACTGGTGATGCTAGGGCCTTTAAAACAGATATGGCAGTTGCTCCTGATGGGACAAATTTCAATGCCCTGACTGAACCCGGTACATATCGTTTGCTGTTAGATATGGCGAAATCAACCTCAGGGCCTATCACCAGCTGGTACGGGTATGTTCAAAATTATGTTCGTATTTCAGATGCAGCCTTAACGCAGTTCTGCTTGCCGTATGCCAGCAAAACTGATGCAGGAAGGTTTTTTTTCAGAGGTTACAATACTGATGCATGGAGCCCATGGAAGGAGATAATGACGTCTGCAGTTTCTGACAGATTTATGAAAAATATTGGTGACGATCTCGATCCAGAAAAGGCGCTGGGCAACATTTCACGGATGGAGTTCAAACACTTCACCTTCAAAGATGATAAAACGCAAACCCCACGTCGCGGAGTGATATCACAGCAAATTGAGACAATCGATCCTGAATATGTCAAAGAAATTGGGGGCATATTACACCTTGACCAGACACCTCTGTTGCTCGATGCGCTGGCCGCGATAAAAGCCCTGGCAATCCGCGTCAGGGCTTTAGAGGGAGACGCTAAAGCTGCGGCTCCTGCCTCATCTGCTGGTTAAATAGGGAATCTTCAGGCATATCCAGGCGAACATCGATCCAGCTGTTCGCCGGTACGTCCATCGGTTCACCTTTGGTTTTGATGATCTCACCTTCATCGCTCAACATGTATTTTCGCTTAAACAAGCGGATTTTCAGACAACTGCTGTCGGTTTGATCTGCCTCAACAACACCAAGCTCCCCCATGCCGCCTGGGTCCATTGGCGGCAGTAGCTGCCATCCCTCAGAAGCCAGACCTGCTGAACCGATGAGCATATAAATACCCACATCGAGGCGAGAGAGAGTTATCCCCTCCGCTTCTGCGTTCGCCGTGCCGCAGCCGCACCAGACAAAACCATCCTCCGCTATATCGTCCCGCTGGCACGCTTCCTGGCTCGCTACGATACGGGCAACCGGAGACGCAGCTTTCAGGGTGCCATCACTGGACTTTGTGGTATTACCCGTGGTGTAAGCCTCCTGATATGACCAGGACGAGCCACCGTAATACGAAAACCACGTCCGCCGTAGAATATAGGCCTGATGAATACGGGTTGGTCGGCTGCCCCGATTGACGACTATAGACGTAATGCCGGTATTTGCAGTCAACCCCAGTTGGGTCTGTCCGTCATTTTGATGGGAGGAGAAACAGGTCGGTGTAAATGCGTCCATAGCGTCCAACAGTGGGCCGTCTCCGTTGATAGTTCCAAGCCCAAATGCTCCCACTTGCATGATGTTCCCGGCAGTCGTTCCGACGTCCTTCGTCGCGCTACTTCCCAAACCGACGTTTTATAGATTGCCCTGGGGCTGCCTGGCCGATAACTTCACCTGATTTTTTGCAGAAATAACTGGGTGAAAAATATGCAAATTGGCTATGTCAGGGTGTCAACAAATGACCAAAATACAGATCTTCAGCGACAGGCGCTCGAACGCGCAGGATGTGAGCAGATTTTCGAAGAAAAAATGAGCGGAACAGCGGCAAACCGACCAGCACTCAAAAAACTTCTCAAGGCACTGAATGAGGGGGACACGCTGGTGGTCTGGAAGCTGGATCGCCTCGGGCGAAGCATGCGTAATCTGGTGCTACTGGTTGACGAACTCCGTCAGCGGGGCATTCACTTCAAGAGTCTAACTGACAGCATTGACACTTCAAGTCCGATGGGGCGTTTCATATTTCATATTATGTCAGCTCTAGCAGAAATGGAGAGGGAGTTGATAGTGGAACGCACTCGGGCGGGTTTGGCGGTTGCGAGGGAAAAGGGGCGGATCGGCGGCAGGCGTCCGAAGTTAACTGCTGAACAATGGGCGCAGGCCGGGCGGCTCATTTCAAATGGTGTTGAAAGAAAGCAGGTAGCAATAATTTATGACGTGGCAGTTTGCACGCTATATAAAAAATTTCCTGTATCTAAGCTGATTTAA